GCCGCTACTATTTTGAGAACATATAACATAGATGTGACGTACTCTCTTTTACTACGTTATATGTCTAGGCCCCCAGCTTCTGTTTTATTTTTTAGAGGTAGAGAGGTAAAAGAGAGGAAAGAGAAGGAAAATCAAGGGGTTAGGTGCAAAGATAGACCAAAATTGAGCCGGGTAGTCGTGGGTGTCTTGTTGTGGCTTATAGTGCAGGCATGGAACAGCAACGCGAAATCAAGTCAGCGCGGGTCTACCGGTTCGTGGAGGAATACGCCAAGGATCGAAACGGCACGCAAGCCGCCATCCGGGCGGGCTACTCGCAGAAGACGGCGGGCGAGCAGGCGTGCGTTTTGTTAAAAAATCCCAAGATTCAAGCGCTCGTCGAGGAACAGGTCGCCAAGGTCGGCGAGATCGTGGCTTTCGAGGCCGCCGACGTGCTGCGCGAGTGGGTGCTGCTGGCGACCGCTGACCCGTCCAAAATTTCGCATGTGCGCCGGGTCAACTGCCGGCATTGCTGGGGTGCGGCGCACGCCTACCAATGGAAGCCCCGCGAGTACGCCGAAGCCTGCGATGAGAAGATGCGGCGCGGCGATCCGGTGCCCGACTGTTCCGGCGGCTTTGACTTTGTGCTGAACCGCGAGCCGAACGAGGCGTGCCCCGAGTGCGAGGGGGAGGGCGTTGAAGAGACGTTCTTCGAGGACATGCGGACCCTTGGGCCGGCCGAGCGCAAGCTGATCGCCGGGGTCAAGCGCACGAAAGAGGGGATCGAGGTGAAGCTGCGCGACCAAGACGGCGCGATTCAGCAGATCGCGAAATACCTCGGCTTGCTCGTCGAGAAGCGCGAACTGACCGGGAAGAACGGCGCGCCGCTTGGCGTGGCTGTCGTGCCGGTCACGCTGCCTGATGACCCGCAGGCCCTGGGCGCGCTCTACTCGCAGATCGTCGGGGGCGGCTGATGCCATATGCAGACCCAGCAAAGCGGGCCGCATGCAAACGCCGCTACTACGAACGAAACACCGAACTCTGCAAAGCTCGTGCAGCAGCGCAGCGACGTGACCCCGAGGCTGAACGCGAGCGGCTGCGGGCGTGGCACCTTCGTAACCCGGGGCAAGCGGCCAGATGGAAAGCCGCGAACCCTGAGAAAGTCGCCGCCGGAAAGAAGCGCTACCGTCTTGATAATCCGGGACTTTGGGCCGCCTACTGCAGCAAACGCCGCGCCCTGAAACGGCAGGCCATGCCTGCGTGGGCAGATCCCGAAAGGATCGCCCGAGTCTACGAACTGGCGGCGGCTTTGAGTATTGGCGGTGCCGAGTTCGAGGTCGATCACATCGTGCCGCTGAATCATCCTCTCGTCTGCGGGCTTCACGTCGAAGCGAATCTGCAGGTGCTTCTTACCTTCGACAACCGCTCGAAGGGCAATCGCTTTTGGCCCGACATGCCATGACCGCAGGCTTCAATTTCCAGCAGCCCGACTATGTGAGCGTCTATCGCCGCCGCTTTGAGATCCTGCGAAAGATTCGCGACCCTGAAGAGGGCCCGCGCAATCTGGCGATCTTGAAGGCCCATTACAAGCTGAACCCGTGGGATTTCGTGCGGGATTTCGGCCTGACCTATGACCCACGCAACATCGAGCGCGGCTTGCCGGCGACGATCCCGTTCGTGCCCTTCGCGCGGCAAGTCGACCTGATGCAATGGATCGTCGGCCAATGGAAGGCGAGCGACGATGGCCTCGTGCCCAAGAGCCGCGACACGGGCGCGAGCTGGTGCGCGATTGCGTTGTCGTGCACGCTCTGCATTTTTTACGAAGGCATGGCGATCGGTTTTGGATCGCGCAAAGAGGAGTACGTCGATCGGCTGGACAGCCCCAAGAGCCTTTTTTACAAGGCCCGCGTGTTCCTGGCGAACCTGCCTGTCGAATTCCGGGGCGGCTGGACCCGCGAGAAACACGGCGCGTTCATGCGGCTGACGTTCCCCGACACCGGCTCGGTGATGACGGGCGAGGCCGGCGACAACATCGGCCGAGGCGACCGGACGGCGATCTACTTCGTCGACGAGTCGGCGCACCTTGAGCGGCCCCAGCTTGCCGAAGAGGCGTTGTCCGCAACCACGAATTGCCGGATTGACATGTCCTCGGTCAAGGGTATGAACAACCCTTTCGCGGTCAAGGCCCACGCATGGCCCGACCGGAAGATTTTCATCTTCCATTGGCGTAGCGATCCCCGGAAAAGTGAAGCGTGGTACGCCGCATTGCCAAGCAAGCTCGACGCGACGGTGATTGCTCAGGAATATGACATCAACTACACGGCCAGCGTGTCCGGCGTCGTCATTCCCCAGGAATGGGTGCAGGCCGCCGTCGACGCGCACCTGAAGCTCGGCATCACTCCCAGCGGCGCGCGGCTCGGGGGCCTGGACGTGGCCGACGAGGGGCCCGACCTGAATGCTTTCGCCGGGCGCTACGGCATGCTGCTGGAGTCCGTCGAGCCCTGGAGTGGTGAGGGGTCGGACATTTTCAAGACGACCGAGAAGGCCCACACGATCAGCCGCGAGGCCGGGATCACGCGCTACCGCTATGACGCCGACGGCCTTGGCGCGGGCGTCAAGGGCGACGCGCGGCAGATCAACGAGCGCGGCAGCCCGATCGAGGTTGCGCCGTTCCGAGGCTCGGGCGGTGTCGTGCGGCCTGACGACAAGATCGAGGAGATCGACGGCGACGAGGAACGCGATCGGCAGCAGCGCACGAACAAGGACTACTTCGCCAACGCCAAGGCTCAGGGCTGGTGGGCCTTGCGCATGCGGTTCTTGCGCACTTACCGTGCCGTGAAGCTGGGCCATCCGGTCGGCGATCCTGACGCGCTGATCAGCATCAGCTCGAAGATCCCGCAGCTTACGAAGCTGTGCCTCGAACTGTCGCAGCCGACTTACAGCGAGAACGGCGCGGGTAAACTGCTGATCGACAAGGCCCCCGACGGGGCGAAATCTCCGAACCTCGCCGACGCCGTGATGATCGTCTACGCGCCCGACGAGCCGGCAAAGCGCGGTTTCTTCGATCTCTGAAAGGCCCCACATGATCAAGCGTTTTCTGCGCCGGCTACTCGGCGACGAACCTGCGCCGCCCCCGCCGCCCGAGCCCCGGGGCGGGTTCTTCACGACTGAGATCGACCGCGACGACATGCTGACGCGCGAACAGCGCATGCAGCAGTTCGCGGCCCGGGTGCTGCCGGTGCCAAAGATCCGCACGGTCGAGGAGGGCGGCTTTGCCATGGACAGCAGCGAAGGGTCCGTCGGCAGCAGTCTCAAGTCAGCCTACGCCCTCAACCAAGTAGGGTTGCCCGAGGCTCAGGCGATGTGGTACGGCTCTCAGGGCTTCATCGGCTACCAGCTCTGCGCACTCATCGCGCAGCACTGGCTCGTCAAGAAGGCGTGCCTGATCCCGGCCCGCGACGCGGTGCGCAAGGGCTACAAGTTCACGGTCAACGACGGCACCGAGGTCGCGCCCGAGGTCATGGACGCGGTCAAGCGGGCCAACAAGCGGTTTCGTCTGAACCGCTCGCTGATCGAGTTCGTCAACATGGGCCGGATGTTCGGCATCCGCGTTGCGCTCTCAGTCGTCGAGTCCTCGGATCCCGACTACTACGTGAAGCCCTTCAACCCCGACGGCGTGACGCCGGGCAGCTACAAGGGCGTCACGCAGGTTGACCCCTACTGGTGCGTGCCCGAGCTGTCCTCGCGCGCAGCCAGCGACCCGGCGGCCCTGGATTTCTACGAGCCGACCTACTGGGTCATCAACGGCCGGCGCATCCACAAATCCCACCTCGTCGTCATGCGCGGCCCGGATGTGGCCGACATCCTCAAGCCCGCCTATCTCTACGGCGGCCTGAGCGTGCCCCAGATGATCTATGAGCGGGTCTACGCCGCCGAGCGCACGGCGAACGAGGCCCCGCAGCTCGCGCTGACCAAGCGCGCGATGATCTTCTACACCGATACCGCGAAGGCCCTCGCGAACCAGGCGCAGTTCGAGTCTCGCCTCGGCATCTGGGCGCACTTCCGCGACAACTTCGGGGTGAAGGTCGCCGACAAGGAAGCGGACCTGATCGAGCAGAAAGATACGAGCCTGGCGGATCTCGATGCGGTGATCATGACGCAGTACCAGATTGTCGCCGCCGCCGCGAACATCCCCGCGACGAAGCTCCTCGGCACGACGCCGAAGGGCTTCAACTCGTCGGGCGACTACGAAACCGACAGCTATCACGAGGAGCTGGAAAGCATCCAGACCGGCGACCTCGAGCCGCTGATCGACCGGCACATGGTCTGCCTGATCCGTAGCGAGATCGCGCCGCGCTTTGGCATCAAGCCCTTCGGCGTCGAGGTTGTGTTCGAGCCGCTGGCCACGATGACCGCCGCCGAGCTGGCCGCGCTCAACAAGACCAAGGCGGAGACCGACAAGATCCTCGCCGTCGACATCGGCGCGATCGACGGGCAGGAGGTCCGCACGCGCGTGGCCGCCGATGAAATGAGCGAGCACAACGGACTGGTGCTGACCGATGCTGACCAAGAAGCGTAAAGCCTGGGCCGCGAAGCAGAGCGCGGCCCCGACGTTCCGGGGCTCGAAGCTCATGCCGCCGGCCGCCGTCTCGTCGCGCTACGTCCAGGCCCTCGCCGCGCTCACCGCGCAGATGACCGCCCAGGTTGAGCGTGAGGTGCGCCGCCTCTTCCAGACCGACGCGGCCTCGGCGCACTTCGGGCAGGACGCCACAATCGCCAGCCAGTCGCGGATCTTGCTCAACGCGCTGCGCGAGAAGTTCGAGGATCTGTTCGCGAAGAAGGCGAAGGCTCTCGCCGAGGCGATGGTTGACGGCACGGCCAAGGCCAGCGCGACGGCGCTGCACAGCAGCCTGCAGCAACTTTCGGGCGGCCTGAGCCTGAAGACCAAGGTCATGGGGTCGAGCCTCGAGAACGTCTACAAGGCCAGCGTGGCCGAGAACGTGTCGCTGATCAAGTCCATCCCCTCGCAGTACCTGCAGAAGGTCGAGGGCGCGGTGATGCGGTCAATCACCACGGGCAACGGGCTGCAAGACCTCGTGCCGGCCCTTGAGCAGTACCAGGGCCAGACGCACCGCCGGGCACAGAACATCGCGCTCGACCAGACGCGCAAGGCGTACAACGCGGTGAACCGGGGGCGGATGGAGGCGATCGGTGTCAAAAAATTCATGTGGCACCACTCGGGCGGCGGGGCGCACCCGCGCGAGGATCACGTCGAAATGGACGGCGAGATCTACAGCTTCGACGCGCTGCCGGTGATCGACAAAAATACCGGCGAGCGCGGAATTCCTGGGCAAGCCCCGAACTGCAAGTGCACAATGTCCCCGGTTTTCGATTTTTCAGAATGAGGCGCAGCCATGGCCGTGATTCAAGCAAACACTTCCCTCACGCTGACGGTGCCGGCCGGCTTCCGGCTGCAGTTCGGCACGCCCGTCTCCGGCACGTGCACGGTCACGCTCCCCGACCGCGTGCTGACCGAGAACCTGACGGACGGCGAGGGGCTGGGCCCGTACCAGGCTGACGCGAGCATGACAATTCTGTCCACGGTCGCCAGCACCTGCTACACGATCCGCCGCGACGGCGTGACCGCGATCCTGCAAGGCGCGCACCTGCCGCAGGTGCCGTACCTGCCGGGGGTGTCGGTGTTGATTGGGGAGAGTGCGGCGGGGAGCGCAGTCCCGGCGGCGTGGCAAGGGAGTGCGTACTCCTTCGTGGTGTCGGGTGGAGGGCTTTCGGCGAAGGCGAAGTTCGACGCGATGAAAATCAAGCCGGTCGGCTTTGATTACTACTCGCTTTTCACCGACATGATGTACAACATCAGCGGAACCGCGACGACGCGCGCCGCCAACCTCGCCTATATCGCCGCCACGGGCGCGAACCTCGTGCGGGTGGCGCTGTCCGGCTTTTCGGCCAGCGACTACACGACGCGCATCCACAATTTCGGCGGCCTGATGCCCGACACGGTGCAGGACTCGAACCTGACCGCGAAATTCATTTCCGACGCCGACGCGATGATGGGGTTTCTCGCGGCGTACAACCTGGGCGGCTTGATCTGCGCGCCCTGGGCGCAAAGCACGATCGCGACGGCTTTCGGGGAGACCAACGCCGTGGCCTACGGCTCCACGACTTCGAAGACGGCCATCTACAGCCAGTCGTTCGTATCGTGGATCTGCACGCGTTACAAGAACCATCCCGCCCTCAAGCTGATCTCGTTTTACAACGAGCCGGTGACGGATTCGACTGGGGTCACGGGCCCCACCGTGCCGCAGTTCGCCGCCTTTCTGACCGCGTTGGCCGCCGCCGCGAAGGCGGCGAAGCCCGACATCCTGACGACCTCCGACCTCACCGCGCCGATCATCGATCTCGCCAAGACGCGCGAGACCATCGAGCAGTCGGTAGCGCGCTACCGCCAGATCTTCGCCGGCCTGGATGTCTACAACCTGCACATCTACGCGGACGGCTACAACTGGATGGGGCACAACAGTCTTGACCTGGCCGCCGCGCCGAACATCTATTACAGCGGCCTGGGCTACGAAGGCACGGAGGCGCTGATGCAGGCGTATGACGCCATGGCACGCGCCGACAACAAGCCGCTGATCGCCGGGGAATTCGGGGTCACGACGGACAACGAAGCCGACGACCCGGGCGGCCCGAATGCAGTTCACGTCAGCGACAAGAAAAAGTGGCGGCTGGCCCGGAGCGTGGTGCCCTACACCGACGCGGCCCTGTTCTGGAACGTGCAGCAAACGGCCGGTGCCCCCGGCAACCAGACCATCTGGCTGATCGACCCGGGCTCGACGACCAGCCGCGCCGCGCAGTTTGCCGCCATCGCCACCGCCTTCAACAACGGCAAGCCCGCCGCCCGCCGCATCGGCGGCGCGGTCGCGTCCCAGCGGTCGCAGCAACGCCCCCGGTTCGCTATGCGCTGCCCGAACCGCAGCGCGGGCTACAACGTCCGCTTCACCACGACCGCCGCCCACGGCTCCGCTACCGGGTACTCGCTCGCGTTGTGGGTTAACCTGACCGGCCAGCTCAACAACGCGGAAGTTCTGGTCGATTTCCGGGGCTCGGGCAACACGTCGGGCTTGGTGATGATCGCGAATCTCGTCGCGAACACTCAGGGCTTTTATACCGACAGCCGCTACGCGAGCGGGTCGGCAGGGGCGTCGA